GTCGTATTATAATCAGCAATGGAAAATTGTACGTTGTTGGAATGCGCGCCGTTTGCGTAGTCTCCCTGTGGAAGACGCGCTGGTGAAAAACGAACGGCATTATAAAACGGAGTTTCAACCTCAATGGTATCATTGATACCGAGGTTGGTGGAGGCTGCACCGCCGGACGTAAATTGTCCGTTGCCAAAGGTGAGCCTTTTTGTAGCTTTTGCCGCATCATCTAGATTATAACTGTTCTCTTGAAAACGCGACGCAGTTGAATACCCGAAGCGGCTGACAGTTGGTTTTGAGTCCAAATTGCCACTAAAAGTATACTTTGTTCTAGTAGATCCTCGCCATCCAGCATAACAAGGAGCGAAGAAGTTGGCGTATGTTGGTATGACAATGTTGCATGCAGTAGCACTCTCAGTGTCAATACCATTGGGGTCCCATCCATTCCAATAGCCCAACCCTTTATCTCTGAGTTGAACTAGCTTGACATTGTTTACTCCCGATGGTCCATAAAACACATCAGTTCTGTGAAGAACATATCTGCGATTTAATTCCCGAATGGATTTGGGAGCTTCACCAAAGAACACATTCATTGTTTGATCTGCAACACTAGCACCTGAAGCAATTGGCAAAATAGCATCTGGATTGGTCGGAGCGTCTGTTCCTCCTTCAGATGTACCGGCAATTGCGGCAGAATCAACAATTCCTGATTGTGGTGTGTATCTTGCCAAAACCGCTGGTTCTGGGAAAATACTCAATGCTTTCATTTGTGTCGGACTTGGTTCTCCAAACTTGATATCCTCACAAGCCGAAACAAAAACATTAAATTGGATAGGTGTATCTGTGGATGGGGCTACTAGACTGTTAACCACATTCACCTCGATTGTGCCATTATAACGCGAGTTGTTATCAAGGGCCAATCGATTTGTATCACTATATAACTCAGGGGTTAGAGCAATGGCTGAAGTATCTAGGAACGGGAGTGATTGCCCCCATCCTACAACAATTTCAAAATCATCACATTCCGCAATATCAATAACACGACTGTAGACAGTATTGTATTGAATATCACTTCCGTGTGCTCTAGGATCCCATCTAATCAGAAGCTTCCCCTTGTGAAACGCTGACTTGACTATTTGAAAACGATACTTAATGGATCCTTGCCATTTACCGAAGGGTACAGCCATATAAGACATTGGCGTAGGGTGTAGTTCCTCCCCTTCTACCCGGTAAAGGTTTGGTGTTACCCGACAATTCCACAGCATAGTGTCAGGTCCCTCAATTGAGTTCATAGTAAAAGACGTAAGATATGATTCACGCTGGCAAAAACGTGTAATATCCATCTGGTCCTCTCCATCTAGCCCAACGGTGCGAGAATCAATTGTCAATTCTTGTTTTGAGTCCAATGACAATTTCATCACAGCATCCGCTGCGTCAGTATTGGCTAGATTCCCCGCAGGGAGAGGTTTTTGTTGTACGATATCTGTAACAATAGGAGGTCTCGAGTACCCCCAGTGTGTAGCAAGGTCCCCGACACCCTTTGCTACCATTTCAGTCGCCCTAGCATATGGAGCGATAGCTGGTACAGATTTGAGTGCCCCTGCAGCTTGTGCAATAGCGGAAGCAGGAGCAGAGATGATGCCCTTTCCATATTCATCACCTGAATTCAGCTTACCAGACTGTGGAGTGTAGTTGGCAACTGTTAGTGCGTTTTCAGCTGTTGGCATAGTGAGCACGACATCCGATGCCCAAGCATAAATAGTGACAATCACTGGATCATCACCACCGTTTGCATGTTGGAGATCACCGAATGATTTGACTGTGATCTCGCCCATATCATCTTTATCAGTGGTACTAAGAGAAAGATAATTTTTATGCCAGAAGAAAGGTAAATCTAATTGTCCTCCGGAATTGGTAGTGGGATTAAGGAAAAAATGAGGTTTCTGTGAAGCTTGAACGAGGTCAGCTTGCAGAAAATTCCTTTGGACTGTTACTTGGTCATAACCAAAGTAAGGATTGTACGAAGCAAGTGCACGGCCATAATGAAAGCCAGTGCCAGAAATAACCATTTTGACATGGAGTTTGCTTCGATAAAGTTCGAAGTTGGCCACCTTCTCTGCGACCCGTGGATCACTAAGGAAAAGTGACCAGGGATTGATCTGGAAAAAGAGAGGTTGACCGACAGCCCATGATACATCGGCAATTCGAGTTGGTCGCCCGAGAAAAGAACCTAATGCCGAATCTGAGTTGTTACCTAAATTCATGGTTGCGTCACTCCCAGATCCAATGGACGTAGTCCATCCTGGTTGT